CGTTGAATCTTACTAATACATCAATGTTACCACCAGCAGATTTATCAAATGCTGTTGTAACAAAAGTAATTTCTGTAATGTCAGCCGCACCTAATTTAACTGCTAATCCACCGATTGCAACTAAAACCTCTGGTGTCGCTGAAGTGTTACCGTTACCTGATAATCTCGAACCTGCTTCTCTAACCCAGCCTTTTGAAGAAGCGCTAACTTCTAATTTTTCAGCTGTTGTTAAGTTTTTAGGTTTAGATTCGTCAGAGTCGGTTGCTCCCCATAAACTCATATCTTATCTCCTTTTATAAAAGTTAACTTGTTCGTTATATAACAGGACTATTTATAAGATACGGTTACTTGAAACCGAGTTTTTTCAACTCTGCGATAGTTTGGGAGGCTGTTTTGAATGTAATACCAGTTCCACCTCTTTGGTTAAACTCTTTGGTATTCTTTTCGTAATCGTCAATTAGAATAGAACCAGGACTTGCATAGTTCTTTTTTTGACTTCTCATTACTAGATTGATTTTGTTACTAGGTATACCAGTATTTTTCATAGCCCATTTTCTTTTGCCTGGAATGCAATTAGGGTCATGTGCGTGTTCTACATAGGCACTTAATATATGAGGTTGGTATTTCTTAACAAAGGCAAATAGTTTCTTACCCTCGTTTAGCCATGGTCCGTCAGACCAAAACTTTTTGTTTGCAATGATTGGATCCCATCGCTCTTTTCTACCAAGTTTAGTCCATTGGTCAATCGTAAGACCAGTAGTCTTTTCAATGTTCTTCACAAAGTCGAAAAGGACGCCATCCATATCTAAATATATTCTTGGTAAGTTATTCATAGTGTTATCCTTCTTTATTATGTGTATATAATAACATATTCCTTACCATTTGGCAACAGCTTTTTTCGCTTTTTTTGAAGTTTTTTTTGAGACCAGGTACTACTTTTGGTAGTCTACCTTAGGTTCTGTTTCAATTTTAGTCTTTTTACTGCCAACAAGAGTTTTACCTGTCTTTTCTTTCTCTGATTCTGCGTCTGAATCATTGTCAGGTGCGACATCTTGTGCTTTCATATACTTGGCATTCTTCTTCATTTCTTCCATAGAATCACCAGCTGTAGACCATAGAGTATTAACATCTTCTTTTAATTTCTCTATATCAAAACTTTCTTCTTCGGATTTAATTGCTTTTTCTAAATCTTTTGCTTGTTGACCATGTGCTTTTACAGCCTTCTTCAATTGATTAGCAACATCTTTTACAGACGGCTCATCTTTTGAATCTAGGTCTTCGTTCTTCTCTTTTGCTTTAATTGCTTTTTGTAAAGCAGGTGGTAATTTCTTTTGACCACTAGTTAACTCGTTAACTTTAGCCTCGTCTTTACCTTTATATTTTTTATCTAACTTATTAAAAAAGTCTTTCTTTTCCATATCAGACATTGCGCCGATACCTTTACCAGTCTTTTCTAATTCTTTTTTAAACATATCTTGGTAGGCATTGTCTTTAATATGCTTTTGCATTTCTTTAACGACTTCGCTAATGCTACCACTTTTACTTTCTAAATAACTCATCTTTATTCTCCTTTTACTTTGGCAGCTAAGTCTTTGTCTGCACCACCCCAGGTTCCTGAGGATTTTGTTACAAATGAATTTACTCTAGCGTATGCCCATTGGTGCTGACTAGCACCTGGTCTGTGTCCACCTTTCCAAGCGGCCATACCTCTATCGAAAACTTTTTTTAATATTGAATAAGGCATTCCTGATTTGTCTGCTTTCTTTTTTAAAGCTGCAAGTGATTCAAACATCTCTTTTGATGGATGGTTCTCATTAATACCTAATTTTCTTTTTTCTTTATCAATTTCTTTTTGAGTATTCATCTCACCTTGTTTATCTTTTGCTTGTTTCATTCTGCCTAATTGAACAAGTAAGTCTGAATATCTTGTAAATTTACCTTCATCTAAAGATTCTGCTTTTACTTTTGCTTTATAAAAGTTTTGTAAGTCTGTACCATACTTGTTAAGGTCTGCACCCTTACCATCAACTTTCATTACCATGCCTTTTGCATTAATTGTAAAACCTTGTTTTGCTAAATCAGTTGAAGCTTTTGCCATATCAGCCATAGAGTTAAAAGTAACTGTCATCTTTTTATATTCTTTGATTGTTCCTTCTTTTTTCATACCCATTAGTTTGTCAGCAATCTCATGTCCTTTTTTGATTGTCTGTTTCTCTAATGGTGGCTCATCATTGTATTTCTTTTTAGCAGTTGACATACCAATTGCATATGCTTTATCTTTTGCCATTTCAGATAGTTCTTCATTAGTTCTTTTTAAAACCTTTTGAACATCTGGATGATTTGATAAACCTTTTGCAATCTTCTCAATTGCCTTAACAGCGCCTGAGTAGTTACCACCTTTGTATCTCTTATCGTTTGCAACACCATATGCCATTTTGATTTGTTGTGTAGTATATTCTACCATGTATTGTTCAAAATGTTCAGATTGTTGCTTACTCATTTTATCTTTTAAATGTTTGTATGCAATACCAACTTGTAGTAAAGGTTCGCCTGTTTCAGGATTTACTAACTTTTCAGTTTCCTTTTTAACAGTTTTTG